CACTTACCCTCGTCCTCGTTCCAGAATAGATTCGCCATGATACCCTCCACCAGCTCCTCTGCGACCAGCACGCCATTCACCGAATTCACCTCGGAGTTCTTCTTCATCTCCTCGGTAAGAGTCGGCATCTTGGGTGGTGCGACGCAGCAAATACGACCGCTTTTATCAAAAACAACTGAACGCAACCGTCCAACCGTTTCGTATTGCTCGGCGGTGAGTTTAGCACGGTCATATTTCAATGTATAAAATAATCCGGACGACCCAGTTTTAGAAAAATGAAGCAGAAATCCTCTATCTGCGCACCATGCTCGGATTTCATCAAACTCGGCTTTTTCATGCGAGCTCGACTTTATTTTATTTGCGAACTCAGTAAGGTCAGGAAATTCAATAGAAGATATAGAAAACATTACGATAATCTATATAACATTATGTTTAACCTTTATATCGGTTATTGTAAGTCGTTCTGAAAAAGACGTAAATGTAAATGTAAATATATAATAACTAGATAAATTAGTAGCATGGAACAAGAAGATGTTGAACCAACAATAGCTGTTGATGCGGAGGACGCTGATCTCGAGGCCGAAGCCGAAGCCGAAGCCGAAGCCGAAGCCGAAGCCGAAGCCGAAGTCCAGGCCGAAGCCGCGAGTGAAATAGCATCTTTGACAATCGAGCTCGGCGATATTATACGGGTAATCGCCCCCACGCATCAGGAAATCCATGACCACGTTTTCTTCGTTGATTATGTATCTTCACGTAAAATCAAACTGATCGATACGGAAACTCTCGACGATACCATATTGAAAATTGACGCAACGGGCAACCTCGCCGATGAAAGTATAACCTCCATCGAACTTTTAAGTCGCGCCGAAGTGAAAGGGTATGTGAGGCAAAATAATTTAGTCGTATCTACGTGGGTGGATATCCGTTTCGGCGGAGATATTCCAACCATTATTACGGGTATGATTACGAATGTAGAAGAAGACATGATTGAGATACGCACATATCCGGAAGACGAGATGATATACATTAATTTCGGTTATATGGGTATTCCCGAGAATTTACCGATTGAAGAAATCAAGATACGCGCACCGCCGTCATCATTCGGCACGGAAAGACAGTCTGGTCTAGGCGAAGCCACCGCCGCTGGAGCCACCGCCGACGAAGCCGGATTTTTAACGATGGGTATGGATGCGATATCAGGTGAAACATTATCGCCGTTGGAAGAACGCCGAAGACAGCGTCAGATCGCCCGAACTGCGCAGGGCGGCGAAGACGCTACAGATCAACCAGTCGGCGCATCAGAGCATACTGTGCTCTCGGATATGCGTCGTCCCGCGACCGGTGCGGAGGTTCAGGTTCCTACCGCAGCACTCCGAGAGAAATTACGCACAATCTTAATCGACGCCGACCAAATTCAGGTGGGCGAAGAATTAGACGTTCTTGTTCAAACCGTAGATATCCCAGAAGAGAACCGCCGTTTTAATTTAGATAAGCAGTGTGATGATTTGCTGGATACGCTTATGACAAATGTCCCTTCTATGGAAAAAACCCGCACGGTTATGGCGCATATACAGCGGATGGTGGTCCGATTTCGCGAGTTGCGACATAAATTCTCTCAGTTTGATGCCAACGGCGACCCCGCAATCCCGCCGCCGAAGGGCGCACTTTATCGCCCGCTGGTTGATACATTAATGCGGATGGATCATGCGCTTCGATGGATCATCCCGATTGTGAAAAACCGGAAGGTGATATACGATATTCCCATCGATGAACGAACCGCGTCTGAAATGGATATTACGCCTCGTCTAATTCAGGAAGAACGAGAGGCAGAGGGCCAACTACAACGTCAGTGGTATGATGGGTCATTGACGTATGCGCAGTATATGACAAATCTCTCGTCGCGGCATTTTTCACCGAGTTATGAGCCCCGTTACACGCAAGACGTAATAAGCACGCGGCAGGTGAATGAGAATATTACAGCGGTGATCGATAATCTCGATGATTTTTACTCGTCGGTCGTTCAAGGCGAAGAAGTGAAACGTCGCAGATTCGTTATTCAGAAGTATAATCTTGGATTATCAAAGGTTCAGCAAGCCAGGATGTCGTCAGGTAGCGGCGGCGATGGCATGACGGGCGCCGTCCTTAAACGAACCACCGAGTTTTCCAATCTCACCCCAAACGATCGAATGAATATTGTCGGTTTTATGACATTTCCTGAGCCGGTTATTTATCATTCGCGCATATCACTTCCGAGTATCAATATTCTTGATAAATCCGACCTCAATACCAAACATGTTCATTACTGGGAAATGTTGCGTCAGATGACGACACTTACGACCCATGACATTACCGATCTTGACCGGCCTCTGGATTTGAATGCCCACAGCCTGCTTCATGAAATCAAGCAGTTTGTCATCGAACCAGAGGCCGCCGCCGCATCCACCGCCACCGCCACCCGCGACAAATATCGGAAGTTCCTCGAAGTTATACTACCAAAAACCCGTAATATTTTCGAAATGATGCGCCAGTATATCCACGGCCGTCTTACATTACAAGATGTTCTCGCGTTCATCGAGCCGTTTCTCGTGTATCAAGAAGACCTGAATGTGAAACAATACGACGAGATTGTGACATTTCTTTATGAACGCGTCCTTGAATACAAGCGGAATTATGCGACGAATTACCGTAAGTTTGGGCGTTTGCGTGCGTTTCAGTATCATGTGCGCTCCATGGGCGTATCGATGATCTATAAACTCATCGTAAGCGGGCGAATGATGGACGCGGATGTATTCAAGGCCTACGGGTTTCAGGATACACAGGTGCGGTCGGCGACTGGACAACAGCAACAGCAACAAGCGTTTGATGAACGTCGGCGTCAGCAGATGCGTGGTCAGGCGTATGCGGCTGGGATTTCCGAACAGACTGAATACAACGAAAACCTTCTCTCGTCGTCGGAGCTCCTCTCTCGGATGTTGGCGATCGATTATGCGAAATTGTATATGGACGCCGTCGCAATTACTACAACTGAGCTCATCACGCCGTTTGACTTTAATTTGGTGTTGGGCGAGCAAAGCCAGGAATTGCGGAATGTTGGGGCGATGCGTGGAGGTGCTCCCGGGGGTGCGGCGGCGGTGGCGGCGGCGGCATCAGCATCGGCGGCATCGGCGGCATCGGCATCAGCGGCAGCCTCAGGAGGAGAAGAAGGAGCCGCCGGCCCTAAACGGTTCGGCCTGGTTCTTGCGAAGAATTATCCGAACGAAGAAGCCCTTCAAGAAGACAACGACAGCCAACACCCGATATTCTTTGACAAGAAATATGACACAACCGATTATGCGTTTATCGAGTCGTATCGCGAACAACAACACGCGATGAGTCCCACAGATTTCGACATGTTTATCGTGGATGAACTCATCAAGAAGAAGAAAATGACATATGAGGAAGCGAAGAAGGAATCCGAAGCGATTATGGTAGGACCCGGAATGCGCCCAGTGAATGATGGCGATTATGCTGTCGTTGAAGAGGAAGAATATGTCGAACCGAGTATGTCGTCGTCGTCGTCGGGTGGCATGACATTTCCGAATGATGATGACCTAGGGACGACTGAAACCAAATTCCTCTATTTTAAACGTGAAAACGGAAAATGGGTGCGTGATACAAGTATTCCTGCGATGATTCCAAGCAGTGACCGAAACTATTTCTGTAATGTGAATCGTGACTGTATTCCGTTGGCGATGGAAGCAAGCGTAAATTTATTATCACAGCGTAGTGCCATCGGTGGTGAGGGAGGCGGCGGAGGCGGCGGCGGCGGCGGCATGGCCATGGCGCATATCACCACAAAGGAAGGCACCGACGCAGTGAAGAAGGCGTTTCTCGACAAGATGAAGGCAGAATTTGATTCCAAGTATCAGGTCACCCGAGAGAATTTCATGGATTTTGTCAATAAAAAGTTCGAATACGACCTCAAAAATATCGCGCGAATTCTGGAAATACAGAACAAGGAGTTTTATAAATACAACGACCGTAAATATAAGATTGGGTTTCATAAGGCGAATACTGGATCAGTGGGAGCCGACGGCGGCGATGACGGCGATGACGATAACATCGACGCAATTATTTCGCCGATGGAGCCACTTAAAGATAAGATTATCGCACAAACCGATTTCGTTAAACGCCAGCACGACATCCACCAGTTCATCACTAGTTTCACGCGTAAAGCCAACGAGATCATGGATGAAGACCCGAACTGGTTATATTGTATTAAATCAAATGCGAAGTTAATGCCCTCGTTTTACGAGACTATCGCGGTGGCGTTTCTTCAATCCTCGTCGTCGGCCTCGGCATCATCGTTGTCCGTCGTCATCGACACCATCTGTAAAGAACGCGGAACCATCAGCGACGACGGGGAAGCATGGGTTGATAAGTATAGTGGCGCACTTATCAAGAAAATCGAGCATATCACGGAAGAGGGGTTCGACGACGCCGGTTTTCGTCTCATCACGAGAGATATTATTGAAGCCGACTTGGGTGAAGGGATCCTGAATGTCGCAAAGCCGGTGGCGGGGGGGAGCGCGGCGGGAGCAGCCGCAGGAGCCGTGGGCGGTGGCGGCCTTACGGGTATGAGTATTGTCGAAAAGTATGATAGTCCAAACGCGCGTATTATCAATAACATTGTCACCACGATGACCGGTTATATGGGAATTGATTTACACACGGAACGCGAATTCATCATTCAGAATACTCTCGCACTTTTAGAGTCATCTGTTCCGACCGAAGACAAATACCGAGAAAGGTCTGAGAAGTTTTTCCGAGAGAAAGGCAAGCATCTTCCGCCATACAAGGAGGTATTCTTCCAGACTCTTCTTCTTCTCACACTTTGCTACCTCGCTATTTCCATACAGTGTGTAATACCATCACCAAAGACGCGTAAGACTCATGCGGGGTGCGTTCGTTCGTTTTCGGGGTATCCTATTGACGGTGATGGCGATGTGTCGGGGTTGATGTATATCGCATGTATTGCGTATAAAATCAAGACAAGTATCGAGCCGTGGAATACCCTGAAATCATTCAAGAAGGAGGGGGATATTCTTGCGAAGATGAAGACGTTGATGGACGCGTCCATCCTTACAAAGCAGCTCATCAAGGAGAGATTACAAATGAAGCGCGATGCGAGATCCGGAGCAGGAGGCGAAGGCGGCGCCGGCGTACCAGAAGAACTGTCCATTCTACGATGGGCTAATTTTATGCCGCCGATGAAATCTCTCGACAACATGGCGACACCTCAGAACGTCGCAGCGGATTTCACGAACCAGCTCATCACGGATATGAAGCGGGGATATCACGGCCAGCATGATAAACTCGCAGTGCTTGAAAGTAAGTGCCAGTATTTCAGTTTATCGATTCAGCAAATGATACATCACATTGTGAAGAATAGCAGCCCGCTGCTGCTGAATATGGCGAATGAGCCCTTTCTCGAAAATGCCTGCTGTAATGAGCCCACCGACCGTCGTTCCAAGCGCGTCATCGACTATTTTATGGAACGGGAGCAGAATATTCACCATCATAATCGCATTATCGGATTCCTAACAAAGACGATGAGAGATATGGCCGTTATGACGCGCGCGACTACAATCATCGATAATCGAAATACGCGATTTCAGTATCCGAATATTCCGCAGCAATTCAACGAGCAGACGATTTATCGGGCGTTTATTCATTATTGCCGGATGAATCAGCAATACGCGTCGGCATCGGCATCGGCATCGGCATCATCATCGGGCAGCGCAGGCGCAGGAACGGATAATCCAGTAAGCGTCGCCATCGCGATGTATTTACATCCAACACTTCGAGAGATTTGCCCACCGAAGCCCCAAGATTGGAATTCCGCAGATATCATCGACGATAAAATACGCAAACTGAAACGAGATTCGAATATATTTGACGACAAGAGTCTTGCGCGCCTACTAAAGGCGGTGAATGGGCATAAAATGGTGGATGCGAATTATAAAACGGCAGTCAGCCCACAAGAACATGTGCCATTTCAACGGTTGAAAGACGCGATTCTTCATTTAGAACGATGCGACAACGACGACAACAAACAAGAAGGCGAGCACGAACATCGAAGCGAACTAGACCAATGTATTATTCCGAGAGAATTGCGTCAATTGATACTCGCGATACTTCAGTCGGGGTCGCCGACATATGTCCAAGAAGACACGCAAGAGATGCGCGACCTGAAGAACTATCTTCAAACGAAGAATCGAGAGATGCGCGCGGAGGTCGTCGGGTTTATCCAGAAAAACGCGAAACAAACGAAGGCCCGATTCCGAGAGATTGAGCGTATCATAGACACGGTTCTCGATTTTGAAATCAATAAGAGCAGCACGGTTTTGATGTCGGCCACCGATGAAACAAGGGCGAAAAGCATCCAATTCATGAAGAATACCATGACACGTCTAATCGATGTTATCCCGGGGATCATTCATCACGGCGTGGATTTCGATGATACGAATATCCCGAAGCACTGGGGATTCTCTCCAAACCATATGAAAGATATCAAGGGCATTATTTCGTCGCATTATACATCTATCAAGACATTTTATAACGACCCTGTTATCAAGGAGGTTTTGCGTCATGCGGAACACCATGTGCGCGACCTGAAGATCGTGTTGGAAAATACGCCCTTCATGGCGGAGATATTTTTCGATGAAGAGAAGGATGCGAAAATTGCGGCGGCGGCGGCGGCGGCGGCGGTTCAACCGAAACCCGGTGTTCCGCGTGAGGTGGATATCGAAAAGGAGCTCGGGGAGCGCGAGCCTCATTCAACCCGCAAGAATATTTTCACGATGTATTCGGTGTTCGACCGTAATATCGTATGTAATTTATATCTCTTCTACTTTCTCTCGTTTATGCGAACATTCTCTCAACTTGTTGCTGATACACCGGTTTCTATATATCAGACGGAACCCACGCGGGTCATACGACGTGGAGCGACGGCGGCGGCGAAAGGCAAATCGCGATCCGGTGCTGGCGCTGCCACCGCTGCTGCCTCTGCGACTCCAGGCGCCATCTCTCGCACATCCGAGTTCCGCGAAGACGAAGAGGAAGCCGCCGACGAAATCGACCCGCATTCGCGCCTGTATTCGGCCGACGCCGCCGCCGCCGCTGGTAAAGGACAACTTCTCTCGGAGATGGATATGATGATGGGCGACAAGAAGGCGCTTGGACAACGGGTGAGCGAGCTCTTGATCGCGTATCTTCGTATCATTGAGAAAGACAAGGCGGCGATTAATTTCAATTTAGCGAATATCAAAGAGAAACTGACACGTGTGAAAGACAAGGAGAAGGACGGGGTTGTCGAGAGAATTGGCGCAATGTCGGCGGGAGAACGCCAACTGGAAAATATGATGAAGACGCACAAGATGGGAATCTGGAGTCGCGGAACATCGCAGACGGGTGTGGTGATATACGACCAAGATTATTATGATGAGGAACGCGCTGAAATGGAGAAAATCGCGCAAAAGGAGCGGCGACTTGGCCGACTGGACCGCGGCCGAAATCGAAGCGCACGAACTGGATATGTCGCGTGGCATTCCCGAGGACGACGATGCGGGGGAAGATGATGCCGCATATATTCATCGTCATGACGACGAAAGCGAAGGCTACGAAGGTGGCGGGCGCAGTGGTGGCGGGGGTGGCGGCGATTGGGATTGAACTCGGTTATTAGCCATCGTTTATCGAATATTTTTAGTATTTGAATAATATAAACCACCACTCCGAAGAGATGAACCAAAAAGGGGTGATTTATATTATTCTCTCGGCAATATTACTTTACCTTTATTATCGCAAGCGCGACCTCGCTATTTTCGCGGGTTTCATAGTGGTTGTTGTAGGGACACTGATATTGGGAAAGGGGGGCGAGGAAGGGTTTGGGATGGGGGGCGGTAAGAAAAGCGGCGGTATTAATAAAGATTGTGCGGAAATGGGATTTACGCAACCCAAAATTGATAATGATGATTTCTATGGTAGTTTAGAGAATGTGATGAAGAATATCGAAGAGGTGGCCGAGACGAAATGGCCGTTTGAAAAAGGCGACATTGATGGAAAACGCACCAAAGATAAAACAGTTGAAGCGAATTGGAAAGTTATTATGGATTCACCTTTTTTGAAGGTTTGGGTTGAAAAATTAGCCAACGACAAATCTAAAGAATTTAAAGAATATCTGGCAATGACATATCTTTTGGGTCCGGCCAGAGCGCTTTACCAGGCTTTTATTCTGGAAAAAACCACAGATCAGAATAAAATGAAAGTTGTTAATGACAACAAGAAAAAACTAGATAAGAGTATTGAAAGTGGTCCAATGATTATGAAATTCATCAATAGACTCAAAAATTCAGATGATATAAAAGATGCTGATGATGGTGTGAAGGATATATTGAAATATATAACTTGTCTTGTCAAACAGTGGATTGATATATTCAAAGCTATTAAAAAAGCAATGGCGGCCGCAGGCGGCGGAAAAAAGAAGTCTGACGACGACGATGAGGGCGGCGGCGGCGATGGCGAAGACGAAAAACCGAAAAAGAAAAAGAAAAAGAAGTCGGCCGAGGAAGAAGACGAAGACGAAAAACCGAAAAAGAAAAAGAAAAAGAAGTCGGCCGTCGCCGACGACGAATAAATAAGAATAAAAGTAATATTGTAATATACTAGTAGTAAGGCTATTACAATACAATAAACCGTAATGAACGCATTCACGACGCTCATCCGAAATAATTTAGCAGGATCCGCGATCCTATTGTATGTCGTTGTATTTATGCTGGTTCAATACATGAACCCGTCGTTTCTGTATAATGAAGATGGCAGCCTGCGAGAGTTTGGCATTGGATATTCTAGCAAGACAGTGCTGCCGATTTGGCTCGTCGCGATTATATTAGGAATTCTCTCCTATTTAACAGTTTTTTATATCTCGCGGCCGGCCACACGTATTCTCATATAACGTCGTT